GATTCAGCACAGCGATGCACGCCCGGTTTTCGGCAATTTTGGCATTCTGATTTGCCCAGGTAATCCCCCAGCCGATGAAAATCGCCGCCGCCGCCAAATAGGTTAGTATGGTTTGCAGTTTCATAAATCTCCTATCCAATCAAACTGATCCGGCATTGTGCCATCGCCGCTTCGGCAAATGCCTTGTAAATATCATGTTTTGTTTTATACATGGCCGATGTTGCGGTTTCAGAATCACTGCCGTACAAGCTGGCAAAAATGAATGTCAGCGCCGTAAATACCGACGCCTGCCGCAACACACTGCTGTCAATATCGGCCAGGTCATAGATGCTGTCCGCCGCACCGGGCTTTAGCCCCAGCCGCTGGGTGATGGCAAATTCCGCCTCCGCCGCCTGGGGCGCAAAGGTGATAATCCGCCAGATCAGCCCCGAACCCGTCCCAACAGGAATCGCCGCCCCAGCCGAATCCGCCCGCAGTACCGAGATCGTCAAGACCGTGGCGCTGACCACCGCGGTAATCTCATATGAGCCGTTGATCGTCCCATCGAGACTTTGCAGCAGGATGACCGAGCCAGCCCCGATCCCCAGCGAGGTAAAATTTGCCCCTGTTGCAGTCAGTGACGTTCCGTTCAGCACACCATTGGCATTCTTGCCGAGTGTCTGCCCGGCAAACATCGCATTGCCGAACAATCCCGGTTCATATTTGAGTATATCCACATCTTTGTGCAGCATCGTTAAATCTCCCGGTATTCCACAACCGCTGGTTCAGCGTCCAGACTGGCAATCAGCGTCTCGATACCCGTCTCGAACGCCGTCTTGTGCGGATTTTCACTGTCCGCTTTATCCGGATTCTTTTCCCGCCAAAGCTGGGCAAGGATACCCTCAATAATCGTCTCATGGAATTGATCCTCGAAAAGAATGTCTATAAACTGCCGCGGATGATAGACCGCACCGTCCAGCGTCACAGCGACCGCCTGTTCGGGTGTCGGCCACAGATAGAGTTTCTCGTGCCGAACAGAGTATGCAGCCGGAAGACCATCACCATCCCCCAATGCCAGAAATTCCCGATAGGTCAGTTTATCCAGCGGCTGACTATCGAAGACCACCTCATAGATATTCTTAAAATTCCCCGGCAGGTCATAGCTGCTTTGTCCAGCGACCGTATTGACCGCACTTTCAGCCGTCAGGAAGTCCGCTCTGCTGGAAATCTCGATCAATACTCCGGCAAGCTGATTGGTAATCGACGGAATCGCCGCACCGGCCCCAAGTCGCCCAAGCACAATTTTCAAAACATCATTTTCATTCATAATCTGTACCTAAAACAAAAGCAGGGCGGTCTGACCCGCCTCTGCCTTTTTTAATTTCTTAATTCTGCATTTGAAATTCTCAATTCATTTACGCCGCCGAATCCAACTCGACCCGCGTATCGCAGGTGATGACTCCGAAGTCCTCATTGTTGAATTTGGCCTTCGTAAAGCCGTAGATGCTGGACACTTCGACGCCGAACTGACTGTCATACTCGAATTCTTTCTCTTTCCAGCCGATCTTGCGGCCATAAGCCAGAATTCCAGCCTGTGCCCCGCAGAACAGGGCACGGCCAACAGTGATCCCATTGGCAATGGCATCGCCAGTTTCAAACAATACCGTCCCGCCCGCATCACCCGTCCGGCACAGAATCTTGTCATATTCGTGCAGCACCACACCATCCCAGATACCGGCAGCCCCGCTGAAGATCGGGTTGCTTTCACCGCGGAGGTTGGCATCCTTTTGGGCATTGAGCCACGCGGTTTCATGCCGCAGGGCTTTCAAATGCCAGGGACTGACGAACATCACAAAGGTTTCCTTGCCGTCGATCATCAGGGGACGCAGCTTGCCGTAGGCAGAACCGCCGTCCTTTTTGGCCATCCGCTTCAAATGCGAAATCACCAGCGTACCGAACAGGTGTTTGCCGTCGGTCGAGACAATATTCGCATCGCCCGCAACCGCCGCTACCCCGCTTGCGCCATCGGTTGTCTGCCCGCCGCAGAACTTGCGGTTGGCAGTCGGCGCCGAAGCGGCAATGGTTCCGGCCGTATTGGCCAGCCCCGAAAGCCCCATCAGCACATCCGTATCACGAATGTCCGCCAGCCAGAGTCCCAGCGAGTCCCGTGCTTCCGAACGCAGCTTGATCTTGGTCCGCTGTTCGGTCATTTCGCCGTCGAGCCGGACAGCTTCCTTGCGTTTGTGAATAGTCGTCTGGCAGTTGTAGAACGTCAGCGCCTTTTCATCGCCTTCCATCGCGGCATCATCGACCTTGCCGTCACTGATCAGCCGTGCCCGCAGAGGCGTATTGATTCTATCGCCTTTGTTTTTGGTCAGGTCGACATTCATCTGAATCAGGCTGTCGCCGGATTCGCCGACGAACTTGCCGTCATTGAAGTACGAATCTTTTTCCGCCTGACGCCAGGTCCGTTCACCCCAGATTTCCTCGACAGAGCCGCTATGCGCTCCGCCGCGTACAAATACTGTATTAGCCATAAAATGTTTCTCCTAAAAAAATGGTTCCGCGCCATCGAGCTTTCAGCCGAGCGTTTCGGCCAGCCGATCCAGTTCTTGGTCGGTCATCTTGCTCAAATCGGTCGGGGTTGCAGTCGTTTCCGACCCGCCCCCAGTTGGCGGAACCTTGCCTGTTAATTTGATTGTTTCCAGCAGCCGAGAGGTCTTGACCGACTCCGCTTTTTCAGTCAGCTCCGGGGTCAGCATCAGGCACCGGCGGTATTTTTCCTTCGCCGGGTCTTTGGCCTGCTGAATCGCCAGCTTGTCACCTTCGGTCAGATTCTTTTCACCGAGAGCAATCACACTGGTAAAATCCAGCCCAGCCCCGCACTTTTCCGCATTCAGCTCCGCCAGAGCCAGCCGTTCGCTTTCCGCCTGCCGCAATGCGAAAGCATTCTGCTGATCCGCTTTCCGCTGCTCATCGAGCAGTTTGCGGAACTCGGCGACCGTCAGCGGGCGATTGTCATCATTGCCCGCATCCGGCTTGGACTGTGCAGCCTTGAATGCTGCAAGCTGCGCTTCCACATCCGCCGCTCGTTTTTCCGCATCCTGCCGCTTTTTGACTTCGGCCTGTTTGTCGGCCAAAAGCCCGCCAAACTGTTCGGCTGAATAGGTCTTCACTTCTGTACCGCTGTTTTCCGTTTTTACTTCTGATTCCATAATACCCCCAAGAAATCGGTTTGAGTCTGCCGTTCCTGCAAAACCCTTGCAGTCAGGTTTATGGCTGTCTTGCCCCGCAGCCATATCGGGCTTTGTTATAGTTACAAATTACGACCTCCCAGATTTCCTGTATAGCGGAAAAAATAAATTTTCAAAAATATTTTTTTCTGCCGCAGAGTTCACAGAGAACCACAGAGAGGATTTTTTTTAATTCTACAATCTACATTCTAAAATCTACATTCTTTAGCTTACCATATTGACAAAATCTTTACTGAATCGGAGTCTCTTTTTGTTGGATACCGGACGCTGACCGGTTTCAGCGGTTTCCAACGGCGGCTTTATCTGCTGTAAAATGCTTTCCTTATTCGGAATATTGCTATTCTCGACGAGCACTTCCGGTCCGATTTGATCCGGATACATCTGGGCGATTTCCATGATCGACATAAACTTCGAATATCGGGCAGTCGGCGAACTGGACGAGGATGCAATGGAAATCCCATACCGCCCCAGCTTGCGGTCTTTGAGCAGTGATAGCTCCACATTCTCTTCACGTTCAGCCAGGATCGCACGGATTTCCTCATTGCTGTACACATCCGTATAGCGAATCATATCGACAATCCCGCTCGCCAGCAGTTTCTGGGTGCGGGCAAAGTTGTCAAAGACCACCTCGACGACTTTCATTCCCTGCGATTGACGCAGCTCGATGGCCTTGCCGCTTTCGTTATGCCCTTCGATGAGCTGACCCAGCAGGTCGAAATTCGCCCCGGAAATTTCTTTCATATCATCGGCGGATAGCTGCGAGGCCGTCAGATGACCTTCCGACAGCGGCGCCGGTTCAATCCGCTCGATCTTGCCGCCCGCCTTGGATTCATCCAGCACAATTCCCGGCGTTGACCCATATTTGGCCAAGTGCCGGTCATAATTGTTCAGGGCTTTTTTCACCTTAAACCCGCTATTGGCCGTCTGATTGAGATTATGCAGCGCCTGGCTGCGCCGCTTATTCACTTCCTGCTGCGGCCCAATCAAGTTCTGCACTACGCCCATCACAAAGCCATCGACCCAGTACGGACAGAAACGGTAATAAGGAAAGCTGATTACCCCATGATAGGGATCGATGATATCTTCTAAGACCAGATTGCCAGCGGTGACGGTCTTATTCAGAACTGGCACAACCCAGTCTTTGAGTGTCCATTTTCCTTTGGCCGCTGCGCAGAGCGATTTTGCCAGCTCCAGACTTTCCGGACGGATGGTTTTTAACGTTGCGGCAGCGGTATTGATCAGGAGTATCCGCTTTTCATACGTCTTATGCCAGCATTCCCGCACCCGCCAGCGAAGGTTGCCTCGTTCGGCATCACCGACGACATCTTCACTCTTCGGATCCAGTTCCAGTCCGCCCTCGACCAGGTCCTCAGTCTTATCCGGAAAGTTAAGCAGCAGTCCCTGTTTATCCATCCAAATATCACGGATGACAAACTTGCCGGACTGGTTCAGGTCATATTCCCGAGCATCCGGATCTTCTCGCATTTCAAACGGCGACACCTTCCGCACAGACAGATCCCCATAGACCGGATCTTCGGTGAAGTTGACAGAGAGATTCAGCCAGCCCTTATTGCCAATAATGCCGTCCAGAAAGCAGTCCGCCGTCTCATAGTCAGCATCGGTCATATCCAGACAATGCCGAAGGATCTGGGTAAAAGCCGAAGCAAGCTGCTTGAGTCCGCCTTTTCGGGCGACGACCGAAATATCCTGCCGACCCTGCCGCTGGATACCGGCAAGCAGGTTGATGATCGGCAAAATCAAATTGATGGTCAGCGCAGGCCGCTTTTCCAAAGCCAGCTTCTGCAAATCCGCCGCATCCCACTGTTCGCCAACATAAAAGGCAAACCCCTCTCTCATTCGGGTGAATTCGTCCCGTCGCGCGGTGTCGGCATAGTGCCAGTAATCGTTAACCATTTTAACTAAGGATGTTTCGCTCATAAATTCCCCCGAAAAATTGTAGATTGTCGATTGTAGATTGTAGATTGGAAAAATTTTCCATTTTCCATTTTCTATTTTCCATTTTTTTGCCGCAGAGTTCACAGAGGCCACCGAGTTGTCATTCTCGCGTAGGCGGGAATCCATTTTCTCTATGTTTCTCTGTGTTCTCTGTGGCAAAGGTTCCCCTTACACAATTTCCTGTGCCAGTTCGTCCAGTTCCTTATCGCTAAGTTGGCTGATCGGCACGTTTCGCCGTTTGAGAAACCACATCGGGCTGGTTCCCGGGACGCCGCCTGCGGTTCTGCCGCCCGTTTTGGGTGCGGGGGTCTCGGTTTTGCCGCCCATCTCGCCCAAGATTTCGACGAGGTCCCGCATTGTCAGCGGCCGGTCTTCGTCGTTTTGGGGTTTTGTTTCCGGCGCAGGAGCATGCGGGTCGATCGCCGCCCGCGCCTTCATTTCCCGGTCGTATTCGGCCTGCGGGGTCTTGAATGCCGCCAGTTCCCGTTCCAGTTCCGTCGCGCGTTTTTCCGCGTCCTGCCGTTTTTTGACTTCGGACTGTTTATCCGCCAGAAGTCCTTTGAACTGTTCGGTTGTGTACGTCCGCGTTTCTGCCTGTCCGCCTGTTTCGATACCCAGTTGTTCCATAAAATAACCTTTCTAAATGTAGTTTTTTTGTCAATTTTCAATTTTTAATTCTCAATTCCATAAGTCGCAGACTAATGGTCTTTACAGGGTTTGAAAATTCTTTTTTCAATTTTTTTCTCTTAAAATTGTTTT